CGATTCACCGGTGATGCGCCAGACCGTGCACAAGTGGTGCCGTGACAAGATGGTTGAGCACAAAATGCGGCCATCTCACATCTCTCAAATCTTACCACTAGTTGTGGCGTATAGTTTCGTGCCTTCTCGGGTGGAGCTCGAAGCTGCTACAACAAGTATCGGACCTACAGCCCGTTCAGTGACAGGAATGTTCCGTACCGTTAGGTCGGGCGGGACACGCTGGTTCCAGTTCAAGACTTGGCTCTCCGGAGTCGATTCTGGGTTGGAGCCTGTCATTGATGCGTAGCGGTGCCCACAGTACAAAGACGGAATCCGGACAAGAACCAGGCTCAGCCTCAAGGAGGTCCTTGCTGAGCGTCCGGGTTGCAAGTTGGCCGTCAATCGTACGGGGGGTAACGTGAAATCCAGGAAGGTGTATCGGTTTGTGGGGTATGGCCCCGAGACCAACCTGGGAGTTCACGACAGCTGCGTTGATAATTTGGAGAGGGGAATCTTTGAGCGGATTTTCACGGTGAAGGGGAAGGCCCCCCTGCAGACTACAGGGGCCATTGTCAAGGAACGGCTTGGCACCTTCACGCGGCGCGTAAAGCACTTGTTGCCACATTCCAACCCGTTATCCATCCAGGCATTCCTGGAGACATATGATACGGCTCGATTGCGGAACCGGTACAGCGCTGCATCCGTGCAATACCTGTCTAGAGGCGTAGACAGGCTAAACGCTCGAGTAAAATCCTTTGTGAAGGCCGAGAAGATCAACTTCACAGAGAAGGAGGACCCTGCCCCCAGAATTATCAACCCCAGAGAGTACGTTTACAATCTCGCTGTCGGTATATATATAAAGGCCATAGAGAAGGAGGTGTACAAGGCTATTGCTAGGGTGTTTCGAGAAGTGACAGTTGCGAAAGGCCTCAATGCTTTGGAGTGTGGAAGACTCGTAGAGAAGAAGTGGAGCAAGTACAGTGATCCGGTGGCCGTTGGATTAGACGCCAGTAGGTTTGACCAGCATTGTCGGGTGCCAATATTGCGGTGGGAGCATGGAGTATATTTATCGGCGTTTCGCGGGGAACACCA